TATCCAGCCCTGTGAGCGCCACCGCCTCGGCAACGTAGTCCTGCCGGGTCTGGGCATCCAGCTGGAGGGCCCCGGTGACCAGCGGCATGTCCACGGCCACCCCGCGGGCGTTGATGCTCTGGTCGGTCACCCACTGGGCCTGTACGCAGTCCGGCACCGGAAAGCCGGACAGCCGGCGCTCAATCTCCATTTCCGTGACCACGTCCTGCTTGCAGTAATCCTTGAAGAGCTCCCATTTGGCCGGGTCGTGCCGGGGAAGGTTGCGGGTGCGGCCCCCGTTGCTCTTGGTGGACTTGCAGGGGACGCAAAAATAGCGGATCAATGCCTTGCCGGCCGCCAGCTTTTGCTTGTCCTGCGGGAGCCCCAGGGCCTTGCCCGTGGCGTCCAGGCCGGCGGTGTAGCCGCAGTAGAGTCCGTGGAGCATGGTGCAGCGCCACTGCGGCAACCACTTCTCCGGCGGGTAGCTGTTGTTTTTCTCCAAGTGGAAGAACCGGCTCAGGCAATACCATTCGAAAGCGGCGTTATACGCGTGCTTGATGCAGGCCGGGTCAAACAGCCAGCGGATGACCTCCGCCGGCAGACGGGCCTCCGTCTGGGTCAGATCGACCACCTGGACAGGGGCCCCGTCGAGACTGTACGCAAACAGGAGGATGGCAAAGACCGGGCTCTGCGCGTATCGGTAGAGCCCGGTCTTGCCGATTTCCTGGTCGCTGTACGTCTCGATGTCAATACTGAGATGATGTACCGCGTCCATATCGCGTTAAAAAGGCAGTCCGGTGATCGGGTCGACATTGCCCCAAGCGGCCGTGCTGTAGCCGCCGGGGGTTCCCTGGGCCGCCGGTGCGGCGGCCACCGGCTGGAAAGCCTCCTGGGCTGTGACATGGCTGCCCAGCGGCTCTCCGTCCCCGGTCTTTTGCACGCCGTTCAGGCCACAGCCGATCCCTTTCTTGCCTGCGCTGTTGTAGGCGAAGAAGTTGACGTTCACGTTGCCCCACATTCCGCTGTAGACCTGGGTGGGGTCGATGATGGGCTGCACCTGGGCGTCCACCACGAAGGGCGGCTGCTTGCTGGAGGCGGTGAACACCCAGCAGCCCCGGCACTCCTCGCCGAAGGCGCTGCCGTCGCTGGGCCGGGGGCCGTCGCCGTCGTGGACACAGATGGCCGGCTGGGGCGGCCGGACGCCGCTCCACTTGGCAGAGACGCCCGCCTCAATGGCCGCGGCCACCGCCTGGTCAATGACGGCCTTCGCCGCCGTGTTGGTCTTGGGCACCAGAATGGTACAGCTGTACTTCGGCTCCCCCTGGGGGTTGTTGTAGGGCGCCTTGGGCTGGAACAGATTGCAATAGGAAAAACGAACTCCGGTAATGGTAATAGGCATATCAATTACACTCCTTCATAATTTCACAAATTTTTATTGCCTGATGAATCAGCCGCCGAAAAGGCCGCCTCTGCCGGCGAATAGGGCGGGCGCTTGTCGCTCTCCGGCGCCAGAGTCGGCTTGCCGGGCTTCTTGACCACCAGGCCGAAGGACGCCTCCTCGAAGGGCTTCTTTCCCAGGGCCTTCTCCAGCCCGGCCACGCTGGCGGGCCTGCGCTCCCATAGCAGGGCCTCCGGGATGCCCCGCTCCTGCAAGGTGGCGAAGGCGGTGTCCTGGTCGGCCCACTCCCGGCTGCTCCGCCCCTCCACGGCCTTCCATCCGGCGATCTGGCGGCCGTGCAGAGCGGCGGTAAGGGCATATTCTTTCAGATCCTTCACCCACGCCTCCAGTTCCAGCGCGCGGGTGAGCACGTTGCCCACCTGGGCGTCGGTGAGAACCATATCCTCCGGGTCGTAGCTGTCGCCCTCGGGAATCGCGTTCTTCATGGGCTCCAGCTCCAGCATCTTGGCCGCCCGGGCGGAGCACCGCGCCCGGGCCCGGCAGAACCGGCACCACTCGCCTGGGGCAAAGTCTCCCTTCCCCTCCCAGGCCCGGGCGGCGGCGGGCTTGACCACCTTCTCGCCCCACTCGCGCAGGGCCTCCACGGTGGTGTCCCACTCCCGGACGCCCCCGGCGTTGGGCTGGACGATGGAGAGATGCACCTCCCGGATGGTGTCTCCGTAGATGGGCGCATACACCTTCAGGGCGCCCAGGGCGTAAAGCATCATCTGGGGGTTGGCCTCGGCCTCCACCAAGACGCCGGCGCCATTCTTATAGTCCGCCACGCACATCCGGCCCGCGCCGATGATGATGCAGTCCGCGGTGCCGAAGCCCTCGGTCGCATAGTCCCCGAAGTCCACCCGGGTCTCCAGGGCCACGAAGGGCTGCACGGAGCCGTAAGACATGGTCAGGGCCTTCAAGTGCTCCAGATAGGCGTCCGTGGCGGCGTCCATACCCTTGTCGTAGTGGGGATCCTCTTTCAGCTTCTTCAGCCGGGCGTTGAACGCCCGGGTGCTCATGGGCTCCACGAAATACTTCCGGGCCTTCAGCTCCGCGATGGCGTGGGCCAGCGTCCCGGCGTCTGCGTACTCGCTGGCCGTGTCGGGGAACTGCTCCCCCAGCCGGGCAGAGGGCGGGCACATCAGCCACCGCCCCGCGCTGCTGGCCCCGAGAAGGGCGTGTTTCTCAGGTGGCATCAGAGCTTCGCCCCCAGTCCCCGCAGCTCCGTGGCGAAGGCGCCCAGCTGCTCTGGCTTCAGCTGTGTGATGGCCTGCGCGCCGTACTTCTGGAGGAGCGCCAACAGCTCCGGCATCTTTGCCGCGTCCTGGGATACCAGATCAGCTCCGGCCTTGCCGATCTGCTCCACGGTGTATGCAGGCGTGGCGGCCACCGGCGCAACGGCGGGTGCATTACCAGGGGGTGTCACCTGGGGGCCAGCTACCGGAGCAACTACCGCAGGGGCCGGCGCAGGGTTTACCGGGGGTACCGATGCTGAAGTAGGGTTTACCGGTGCGACGGGCGCCGCAGGTGCCGCCGCAGGGGGTACCGCCGGCGCGGGAATGGGGGCCGGGGCTGTGTCCGACTTGCACACTTTGCCTTCCTCTGTCTCCAGCACACGGGTAGCCGCCGCATGAACGTCCTGGTTCTTCATGCAGTGCATCCCGAAGGCTGTCACAGAGGCCAGCGCCTCCAGCGGGGTGGTTCCGGTAATTCTAATCTCAATCATGGTTTTCGTGCTCCTTTCTGCTATTCGCTTTTGTGGCACCCTGCTTCCATGCTTCGCGGCACCAATACTGCACACACGCATAGAAGTGTTTAAGTACAGGCTTTTCCAACTCTTCCAGCCTGCCTTTTCGGGCGTAGAACTCGGCGGTATCTTTTAGCACGTTGCTTGGTTCCTCGCCTTTCATACCTGCGTCAAATTCCAAATTGAAAAGTTCGGCATATCCGCCCAGCAATTCCCGTTGAAAATCATCGAACTTGCGGCCCGCTCTTTTCTCTTGGTCGGCGATAAAAGCCTCAACCGTGGTCGGGAATGTAATCATGCTCTCACCCCCTGGTACGGCGCTACATCACCGTGAATGGTTGGCGCTGTTCCCAGCTTCTTGGGAAACTCCTCGGGGTTCCTCTGCCACAGGAGCCGCCCATCCTGGTCGTAGGAGGCCACAATCACGCCAAAGATACGCTTTGCCACCATGCCGCAGTTCAGGCGCAGCTTGTCACCTTCCCACATTGACTTATATCGAGTGCCCACCATCTGCCAGGGGCCCCATACGCCCTGATACTCCTTATACATGACCGCAGGGCCAGGTGCTCCGGGGAATGTGGCATAGCATAGGCAGAGATCGGAGCTTCCGTCGCCGCCCTTGCTCCTGTACCTGGGGGGCGCAGGCCGCCGGGTGAAATCTACCGCCACCCAGCCGCCATCTACTACGTCCACGCCCTCCAAACAGTCACCAACGACTGGGAGAATGGCACACGGCCCAGCGTCCATAATCGCCTCGACGGTCTCCACCATGATCAATTTGGGCTTTATGGGCCGCGGCGTAATGGAAGCGGGAATTATGTAGCTACTCATACTTGACAATCTCCTTCGAGCCCTCTACAATAAGGGCAGATCAGCTTTTTTCTTTGGGCCGCCTGGTGTTGCAGCACCGGCGGTCTTTTTTCTTGACAAATTCGCAATCGCTTGGGAATTTGTGACCCCCACACACAGGGCCGCCGCAGCCACCAGTGCCAGCAGCAGGGGAATACACTCGGCGCAGATACAGGCCGCCAGGACGAGCACAGCGGCCAATCGCTCCAGGGTGGCCCGCTTCATAGCTGCTTTCCTTCCTGGGCTTCCAGCCACCGGGCCAGGCTCTCACAGGGGATCAAAATCCGATTCCCAACCCGTACCGCCGGGAAGTCCGGCCGGTGCGCTAAGTTATATACGGCGTCCGCGCATAGGCCGAGCGCAGCGGCGGCTTCCTGGACATTGTACGCGATTTTTTCCATAGTGCCCTCCAATCCTTATTCGTCTATAGTTCCGATATCCACGCCGTCCTTATCAATCAAATGCTGGATGCCATCTGCATCAGTGACAACGCTTAGAGCGTTTTCCGCAATCTCGGGGAACACCGACTTAAACGCTTCATGAGCGGCTTTTCTGCCTGACTCGGTGTGGCGCACCAGGTCGATCCAGTGCGCTTTGACGGCGTGTGTCAGTGGGGCGTCTATTTCATACTCAACCCATCCCGTGTTACGAGGGTCTTTATAATCCAGATTGTGGACAAAGACCATCTCGGAAAACAGTTTCTCCGTTGGGTCGAGCTCCTCCCTCACCTGTTCCGGATCTCGGTTGCAGAGACTACACAGGTCATCCAGGGTAGCCCCAGTGCTTTGCCAAAAATCCAGCGCAAGGCAAATAGCCTTTCCTACTTCGGCAAGCTTACCTTCCGCAGCACGGTATTCCTCCAGCAGCTTTGACAGGCGCTGTGTACCAAGAGGAAACGATATACCGGCGGACTCCGCTTTTCTCAAACTCCTATACAAAGCGCGCATTTCCTCTCGCTTTTCTGTGAGCTCCTGGCTAGCTGCGCGGGATTGAAGACGGTAGAGAACGAGCAGCGTTGTTACGTCTCTTTTTGCTTGTGGGAGACGTCCTTGCATGGCGGCAGCACCGGATCTGCCGAGATATTCAAACTCCTTGAAATCAATTACGTCCTTATTCATCTGGCCTGCTCCGTTCCCTTACCGACAGATACCCCGTACTTCACGGCCATTTCCTTGACGATAGCGATGTAAATCTCAATCAGCTTCGCGTCATCGGCGATCACGTCCACCTTGTTGAGCTTGTCCCGCTTGGACTTGCATACACCCTCATCCGCCATCCGGCGGCGCTTGTTGGTCAGCCTGGTCTCCAGCGAGACGCGCGCCCGTTCATCCACGAGCTGGAACACCTCAGCGTTGACCTCCTGATAGGCTCCGCCGCCGCCCCTGGCCTGCGCGACCTTAGACAGCAGCTTCCGGCACTCCTCCCGCCAGGAGTTCGGATTGAGCACCACTACATCACGGATACCGTCCACTTTCTGGTTTACTGCCTCAATCGCCTTGTCCTGCTCCTTCTGCTTCAACTCCAAATTGATCAGGAGCCGGAGCTCAGGGGACAACGTGTCCAGAGCAGGGACAGAGTTTACGGGGAGGAAAGCGGCCGCCAGGATGTCCTTCGCCTGGAGCTGATACGCTTCCAGCCTCTCGGCCAAATATGGAGTCCCAGCCTCCATAGTCGGGGTGATGGAGATCTTCGCCAGCCAAAGGGGAACGAAGTCCAGTTTGATTGCTACGGTCTGATTGTTCGGGTCAAATACCCCTGCGTCAAATTTGACGCACCCCTTTTTCAGCACTCGGTCGGTCTGAACGTTCTTGACTTGCCGGTCTTTTTCGTTTTTGTTCAGGCCGATGCCGTTGCAGATGTAGCTTACGCCGGCCCAAATCTGGCCGTCGGTATCACGGGCCGCCATGAGTTCTGCGCCCATGAAGGGCACCCGTTTGATTTCGAGTTCGTTTTCCATTTTGGTCTCCTTTCCAGTAGTCCGGTTTATTACCCTTCCGCTTTGGTATCCCTTCACATTTCCCGCAGATAAAGCAACCGGAAGGTCTCCCGCCCTTTGGGCGTCACCAGTGTCTGTGTACCGCTCCACTTGGTCTTGTCGTTGAAGCACTCCTTCACCTCAAAAAGACCGTTGTTCTTATCCTGGTAGGGCAGCAGCTTCCCACGCTTATCGCGGTAGACATATTTGTGCTCCAGCAGGAAGTCTACGAACTTCTTGGGCGGGATACCCAGTTGCTTGGCCGTCTCCCGGAAGTTGGTGAGCGTATTGCGCTCGACCAGTTCGTCGAAGTAGTCGGCCTTGGGCTTCATAATCTGGTTGTCCACAGTGAGGGCAGAGTTTGCCACTTCCAGAGTCTTCCGCCTGTCCCGTTCATCCTTGAGCGCCGTGCACAGTTTGATCATCGTGTCCGGGTTCAGAATGGCGGCCTCCAATGTCTCCGGGGTCATGTAGGCCCCATGCTTGCGAATGGAAGGCAGAACCTCATCGAAAATCCAGCTCTCAAAGCGGTCTGCGCCGGGCAACTCGGACTTGGCGGCGAGGCGGTAGATGTCACCCTCTGGGATGAAAAGCATTTCAATAGTCTTATCCGGGGACTGCGGATGGGGTATGCCCCGTTTCAGGGCACACTTACAGTGGCGGTCAATGGCGTTCTGGGGTTTCGAATATCCAAGCGCCTTCGCCACATCAGACCCACAGAACAGCACCTTGCCGTCCTCCTCGATGGTGCGGATCTCCCCAAACTCAGGGTTGTTGAAAATCATCAGTTCGTTTTCCATTTTGGTCTCCTTTCCAAATAGTCGATTCTATTTATCATTCCATGTCGTGATTTTTAATCACCTTCCTCGCAAAAAAAATTTGCTCGCGCTCATTTCTATCCAACTGGAGCGCTTCACAGAGTGCGACAATCTCGCTAGCCTTAAACTCACTTAGGTTTTCAATCTTTTTTTGAAGCCCGTAAGGAGTAATTCCAATGCAGTCCGCAAGAAATTTGTATTTCAGCCCCCTCTTGTCTACGGTCTCTCGAAAAAGCGCTGTGTTTGTCATAATCGCCACCCCCCTTCGCCAGGTGATTAAAAATCACACTAAAACCATACCATGCGTGTGATGAATTGTCAACAGCTTTTTTTGTTTTCATAAAAATAAGTTGACAACTAATCACATCAATGATATTATAACGTCAACATTAGTTGACGTTATAGGCGCTCATAAAGGAGTGGTTATTTTGGAATTGGGCGAAAAAATACGACGCCGCAGGTTGGAACTTGGAATGTCTCAAGCGGATTTGGCGGATGCTTTGGGCTACACAAACCGGGCCACAGTAGCAAAAGTGGAGAGCGGAGTGAATGATTTGACACAGTCCAAGATTGAGCGGTATGCAGAGGCCCTTAGAACAACTCCGGCATATCTAATGGACTGGACAGATGATCCGTACGACTACGACCTTGATCCGGATGGTCGATTCGATTCCATATCAAAACCGTTACTTGAGGAACTAATGGATCAATATCACAATGACGCTGAGGCTGTGTGGCACGCATATGAGAATATGCAGACGGCTAGTCTTATGGATGCGTCGAAAGAATACAAAGCGCCCATCCATGAGGGCGATTCTAAAATCGAGAATCCTGATATTCGAATGATTGCCCGCGCTGGGCGCAAGATGACCCCAGAGCAGGCGGAGAATCTGCGGAAGTATGCCGAATTTATGTTCCCGGAGGCTTTCAAGGATGACAACACCTGAACGACGCCAGGTTTTGTATAGCAAAATGTTTCATTTCATGAAGTGCCACAAGGTAATAACGGTTCCCGTACAGCTTGATGAAGTATGCGCCAGTGCAGGTATCGAGCTCGTGCCCTTATCTGAAATTGTCCGCGGGACGGGCTTGCCAGAGAACGCCGTATTTTCAATTTGGGGCAACACAGACGGGGCTGTAAACTGCTATCAAAACCGATATCGCATCGCCTATAACGATAACCAGCCAAGCGGACGCATCCGGTTTACCATAAGCGAGGAAATTGCTCATATTGTGTACGGTCATGTGAACGACCCAGCCTTTAGTCTTTTCCATCAGGACTATTCAAACGAGAAATATGCCCAATATGATGAAGAGGCTCGTCTGGGGGCGGGTTTCCTAGTGTGTCCGCCCAAGTTCTTCTACTCTTATGACAAGTTCTTAAAGCCAGAACACCTGACGCGACTTTGCGGGATCTCACTCCCCTGCGCAGAGGCTCGGCACAACATATTTACCAGGTACAAAGCTGAGATTACATCGAATCTAGCATATCAATTTTCTGTAATCCCGCAATCATCTCTAAATGTCAGAAACGTAGTAGGATTTTAGGAGGCATTTTCTATGTTGGATGAAAAAGATTTGCAGGCAATCGCACAGCTTATGGCGCAGCAAAGGCGCGATATCATGCAGGACGTAAAAACTCTGCTTGATACAGAGGTTCAGACGAAATTCAATCTACTGGCCGAAGGTCAAGAGGAAATTCTACGCCGGATGCCTAGCGAGGACGATATGGACATCATTGACGGACGGCTGGATACGTTAGAGGCCATCGCCAGAAAGCACTCCCGTGAAATTGAGGAGCTGAAAAAAGCGCAATAAAAACCGCCCCCGGTGCTACCAACACCAGGGACGGCTCACATAGGGGTGATAAGGTTTGGCGGCCTATCACCCCTCTATTTTAACAGAATAGGGGGAAAAGTCAATGGCGAGAAAGTCAGCCGCCGGAAGCGGCACAATCCGTAAAAAGACCGTGACCCGCGGTGGAAAGCAGTATACCTACTGGGAGGCGCGGTACACCGTAGGACGAAACCCAGGCACCGGAAAGCAGGTGCAGCGGAGCATCACCGGCAAGACGCAGAAGGAGGTCGCCCAAAAGCTCAAGGCCGCCACGACAGCCATCGACACGGGCACCTATATCACCCCGGCCAAAATGACGGTTGGGGCCTGGCTCGATGTGTGGGCCGCGGAGTATCTCAGCAGCGTGAAGCCCGCCACCGCTACCAAATACAGAAGCCTCATAAAAAAGCATATCAAGCCGGCCCTCGGTGCGGTGTCTCTCCCTGAGCTCCGTCCTCACATGATCCAGCAGTTTGTCAACAGTCTGGGCTCACTCTCCCCAGCCTCCGTCCGGCTGGCCTATAAGGTTCTGCACCAGGCGCTGGAGAAGGCAGTCAAACTGGAGTACATATCCCGCAATCCGGCCGCGGACTGTGAACTCCCCAGAGCAGAGCGCACGGAGATTCACCCACTCAGCGACGAACAGGCCGCAGCGTTGCTCCAGGCCGTCAAGGGCAGTCGTTTAGAGCTACTGGTCTCCGTGGCCCTGTTCACCGGCTGCCGCCTCTCGGAGCTGCTGGGCCTGACCTGGGACTGCGTGGACTTTACGCATGGAACTTTGCTGATAAATAAGCAGCTTGTACGGCCCGAGCACCGAGAAAAGAGCGGCCTTTTTATCTCTCCAAAGAGTGGGAAAAGCCGGACAATCACGCCTGCGCCTTCAGTGCTCAGCACTCTAAAGGAGCAGCGAAGGAAGCAAGCTGAACGGCAGTTATTGGCTGGGCCCTTATGGGATAACCCCCACCAATTTGTGTTTACCAATGATATCGGTTGCCCCCTTTGCTTGTCAACGATCGGTGTTCAATTTCGTGCCGCTTTAAAATCCGCCGGATTGGTTGGTGTGCGTTTCCACGACCTCCGGCACACCTATGCAGTCAACGCTATTCGGGCCGGTGATGATATCAAGACTATCCAGGGCAACCTCGGCCACGCCAGCGCGGCCTTTACTCTGGACAGATACGGCCACTTCACGGAGCGCATGAGGCAGGACAGCGCCGCCCGCATGGAGGATTTCATAAAGGCCAATTTTGGCGCGTAA